AAAATGCTCTTTAAGTACTTCTGTTATCCATTCCATTGTGATATGTGTTTTTAAGTTATCGTTCCTTTTCCTACGCTTGTTGTTGCTCCGCTCTGAGCGGCTGCCGTTCCTGCCGTGCTTACGGTTATGCCTGCGGCTACTGTTACCTCACCACTACGTACAAAGGCGTCAATAAGGCTTGCTAAGCGTTCTGCGTACTCTTCTGTACTGCTATTGGTTTTGGTAAGCATATCTTGTTGCAGGGCGATAATGCCTTGTTTGAGTTGTTCTTTGTTTAAACCCATAACTGATTTATTTTATTGTTAATCTCTTCAAACTTCGTTACATTCTGCGGGGCAAAGTTGCCAGCACCTGCAGGGGTTTGTATGATTGCGTTTTTAAGTTCTGTTAAAAGGGTGTTTAAAAGGGTTTTAAAATCTACAGCTTCGCTGTGTAGTGTAAACTTATCCGCTTTCAGTTCGTAGGCTTCTACCTCTTGAGCATTGAGCAAAAAGGGCTGACTTTCATTATTTTCTACCATACCCACAAGGATAAGACTTCCTACTTTTGGTTTGATATACATTCCCCCTATACCGAGTGCTATGTTTAAAAATGGTAGCTTCGTATCTAAATCAGTAGCTTCACAGGTTTTTTCCTGCCAATCTACAGAAGTTACTGTTGCCCATTGTAGCACTTGGGGGATAGCTTTCTTTATCTTTTCAGAAAGCAATATGTCAAACTCGTCTATCTCGTTCATAACTATAATGTACTACCACTAATTTCTATTTCCTGCCTATATTGAGCGTTGCTAATTCTCTTCTTTACTCTATCTACATAGTACTGACCGTGTCTATCGGGGTATAGGGTAGAGCTTAGGCGTATCTTCTCGCCGTGCTGTACGGAGGGGGTGCCATAAGTGGTAAAGCTTCCCTCAAAACCCTCGCGCTTGTGCAACTCGTATAGGCGTTTTACTTCCTTCTCAAGTTCGGCTTGGCTACTTACATGCCAAGTCATTTTTAAAGTTGTTTTAGGGTTCTCATCGCCAAACTCATATTGTAGGCGTTTACCTTTGCCAAAGGACGAGGTGCCTATAATCTTTATGGTGCGCTCTTCTTTGCTTAGGTACTTAAGGTTATTCTCGGTGCAATTGCGTTCTAAGTCGAAATGCTTTATTTCCTTGCCTGCTTTTACATCCGAATAAGGCTTGGCGATAGTGAGTTTACCTGCGCGGATAAAGCTGTATATTGACCAGTCTTTTTGGAGTTTGTCCAACACCGCACCCAGTGTGGTATTGCTAAAGCGTACGCCACCAAGGCTTATATCTTCTACTTCTAAAGGGTAGTCTTTCACTACTTCGGTGAGGAATGCTTTTAGGTTTGCCTTTGCCGACACGTAATTGACGGGCAACTGGCGTAGCTTCCACATTGCATCGCTAAGGCTAATGGTAATAGGAAAGTCTGCCGATACTTGTGTAATGAAGCCCTCGAACTCCTGCAAGAGCTCACCATTGTAGCCCATTTGTATCACTACTTTGTCGCCTACGGCAAAGAGTTCTCGTACTTTTTGCTTATCAAAATCACCTACATTGCGAGGCAACACCACGCTTGCTGTATCGGTGAGCATCTTCCACGAGCTTTCAATCTCAATGGCTGAAACTTTTTGCACCTTAAAAGGGGTGCCCTGCTTAGGGTAAAAGGTAACGGCTACTTCAATAGCTAAGGTCATAGGCGATAAATAAGTTCAAAAGGTTCGTCACTAATGCAATTAAGCTCTATGGGGATAATGTTAGGAGTACCCTCCAAGCTACGTATATCAATACTTTCAATCACGAGGTTGTGAATGTTTTTCCAACCAAAAAGGTCGCCTTCTACCGAGATAGATTGTATCACCTCCGACCATTCTATAAGGCGTTTTTCGTACTCTCGTGCGCTTAGCTCATCGTTGTGGCATACGGTGCGAATACGTATCTGCCAATCATCAAAGCCATAGATTTCCTTTACAGTGCCATTGCCTCCTATTACATCTGTCCGACTGATATTCTTTACTCTCGAAAAATCTACCATAGTAGCAGGAGGCAACCAAAAGTCGTGTAGCTGCTTCTCTACTATCTTACTTTGATAGTCGTAGTACTTGTAACTACCCGCGGTAAACTTCACAGGAAAAACAATGGGCGTACCGAGTTTGGATAGTCGCATAGCCTCCTCCCTTTCCACCGTGCGGATACTGCCATACTCAGCTGTGCGGGCAGGCTCTTTGCCTATAGGTACGGTGAGGTACACGGGCAGGTTCACCCCAAAAGCCAACTTAAAGAGTTGTGATATGTTATAGCGGTTATCCATTGTCTACATTTAGCTTTAATAGTTTCTTTATAGCATCATAGTCTTTGCCGTCTCTCTCTAACTGTATTTTAATGCGCTTCTCTACAGCTGTACGATTTTGCTTTCCTTTTATCAGCTCTACCATATTCGCTCCCACAAGTGGATCGGACTTCCAATTGCCCTGCTGACTTTGGAGGATAAAGCCTACCTCTTGCAACAAACTATCGCCAGTACTAAAGTCCCCTGCTATGATTTCTAAGTCGTTATTTTCAGTTACAAGTATATCCATCATTCTTATAAGGTTACTAAGGCATCACGCATACGGTCATTGATTTTGCTAATCACTCCATTAGCGGCATTTTCTTTGCTTCCAATGGTTTTGTCAATAGGGAAGGTACAATTCATTGTGATGTTCACAGTAATATTCTTATTACCTCCACCACTACCTCCTACACTCATTGTGCCGTCCTTACCTCCTTCTTTGCTGCCTTTTGTAGGGGTGATAGGGTTGGGGTTTTTACCTCCTCCAATAGCCGAACTGGCAGAAAGATTGCCTGCTTTAGGGGCTTCAGTAACTTCTTTTTTCTCCTCTTTATTCCACGTGAGCGATTGCCCTGCTTTAATAAATTCCTCTTTGGCAGCTATGCCTGTTTCATATACTTTCTTAGCACTATCGGCAATCGCTTGTTTGCGTTTTTCGGTATCTTCATTAATTTGGGAGAGCATTTTGTTGTTCTCTGCCTCATCGCCTAAGCCTACCGCATTTTTAAAGGAGTACCAACCTTCTTTTATCTTATTAAGCCCTATCATCAGCCCATTGATAAGAGTTGTCCAGTCCATTTCTATATAAGCAATAAAGCCTTGAAAGAGAAGTTTTGCGCCCTCCCACGTGTGTTTCCACGCTTCGCCCCAACCGCTAACTTTGTTTGCCAGCCACACAATTGCAGCCACCAAAGCACCAATAGCTACAATCACAATACCGATAGGATTAGCCGATAGAGCCGCGTTCCAAAGCCATTGTACAGCGGTGGCAACTTTTGTCCATACTACCATTAGTTTTTGGGCTACAACTGTCTGTCTAAGCCAAGCCCCTACACCTTTGAGTACAGGTGCAAGTCCTGAATAAGCAGACCCCATATCGCCCAGTACACTCACTACGCCTCCTAAGCTGTCGCCTACTACACCAAGCACTTTGGTAAAAGAGAACGAACCTATTTTCAAGTCGTCTAACCACGCCTTGCAACGCCCCAGCCACTCACTCCAACCACTCATTACGATAGAAGCCTGCTGGGTAGCTACATTAGTACCGCTGATTTGCTGGGTAAGTTCAGCTTGTGCATCGGCAGTATTGATAAGCCCTTGCGCTGCTTGTATGTTTTCAGCTCCAAAGACAGCAGCCAAAGCATCGGTATTCTGTCCTATCTTCTGCAACTCTTTGAGACGCTCGGCAAAAGGTACCGTAGTGTCCGACACTTTTTGCATATTCACCCCATAAGCTGCCAACATATTAGTAGCCTCTTTAGAGAGGGCAGAGGGCGCATTCATTTTAATCAATACATTCCTAAGTCCTACCCCTGCTTCGGCTCCATATTTCCCCGACTGGGCGAGGGCTTGCAGTGCAGCGTTGGTTTCCTCAAAGCTCACGTTAGATAGTTTAGCGGCTCCCCCTGCTTGTACGAGGGCTTGGGCTATTTGGGGTACTTCGGCAGCACCCTCTTTGGCTCCTGCTGCCATTACATTCATCATTCGCTCCATTTCGCCAGCTGCTGCTATAGGGTCATCTAAATTCACTTTGAACTGAAGCATTGAGGTAGTAAGCGCATCGGTAGCTCCTACCACATCGCCTCCCATAGTTTTGGCAAGTGTATTGGCATAGCTACCCATTTTGGCAAGTGCCTCATCGCTTTCTCCTATCTGAGGGCCTAAGCGTGAGAGGATAGTTTGAAAGGTAGCGAGGTTATCAGTAGCCGTACCCCCGAACTCTTTGGCAAGGTTACGAGCCTTTCCCCCAAGCTTATCCAAATCGTCTCCCGTAATACCTGTAATAGCGGCTACATCCAGTAATGACTTTTCATAATCGGCTCCTACTTGTGCAGCCTCTGAAAACTTTTGAGTGATATTCAAAAATCCTTGTGAAGCCGCTTGCCAATCGATAGGGCGCATACTGGTAGCTAACTTATCCCACCCTTCTTTCATACTACTTACCAGATTTCTCCAAGTATTTCGCATACCCTCAGCTGCACGCCTGACATTATCTTGTGCAGTGTGCAAAGGTTGTGATACATTATCTTTGGCTTCAAAAGTCCACGTTGTAGTGTGATTCACGGTTGCGGAGTATTAGGGGTTAGATTGTTTGCTAATTTCGTTCAGTACTTCTACCAAGGCGCGCTTTACGGCTCGGTATAGGAGTTGTTCTTGGCATTTCATACTAAAATCAAGGGCTTTAAAATGCTCTTGCCACTGGGTATCATTCATTGTTTCGGGCTGCTGCCCATTGGCACGGAGTAATGCATCTATGCCCTCCATAAAGTCGTACGCTTCTAAGGATAGCAGCGACGACTCTACACTTTTTTTAAGGCTACCTTTGAACTTTTTAATAAGCTACTAAGTTCGGTGATAAGCCCCATATAGATAGAGGCATCACCTTCCAGCCACTCCATATCACCCTCCAATACACAATTCTTTACCAATGCTTCATTAGCTTTGTCGGGGTTCTCTTGGTACTCTTTAGAGGTTACTAAAGAAAGTAAGTGCTTGTTAGGTTTCTTTACCAAAAAGTAAGCGGGTTCCTCACTGGCTTCCCCCTCCTTAGTAAAGGTAGTACCCGATGGATACACAGCTATCTCTCTTACCACATTAGGGTATTTAGCTTTGTAATTTTCAATATCAGCTTCAGTGTATTTTTTCATTTTAAACAGCTTTTAAAAGGTTTTTAAATATTCCAGTCAATATGACTTACAATAAGGTCGAACTTAATAGCTATAGAGCCGTCTCCCTGCTTGATAGCCATTTCAGTTCCTAAGAACTCAGCATTGCGTATCACATCTTTAATGATAAGCCCGCTGGGGGCTTCATAGATAACAGGAATGTCGAAAGGCTCAATATCCTGCAGGCGAGTACCTTTGGGAAGCGAGCGGTGCATACCATCCACCTCTTCTTTGAGAATGGTAATAGAAGCCTTTGCCTCGTAGTTCTCCTCTGTGCGTCCTATGGGGAAGCCTCCTGCACCCATAATATTTGATTTTTTGGTACTATCCGAATAGTTAATTTCGATAATACCTACCACATCGCGCCCCAAAAGGTTGAGGGTTACACAGTTCCAACCCTGTAGTTTGCCAAAGTGATTGATAACATTTGTATTTTTTGCCATAGTATTATAGATTAGAGGTTAAACCAATTTCACCCTCAATAGCGTGTAGTATATCATCAGGTACCAGGCGTATTTTTACCTTTAAAGGCATTTCCTCTGTTACGGTTTGCTTGGCGTCAATACTCACCGCATAACCACTAATTTCGCCCGTTACTACCATTTGTCTTTCGATAGCTTTTCCTGCTAATTCTTGTAAGGAGGTAACAATACTATCTTTGAGGTAGCCCGTTTGTGGGTTTTTAGGCAGCTTACTTTTGATACGTGGTGAGAGAGCTTGTCTTACTAAGCGTGCCGCTTTGTTCCACACCCTATTGTTTTCAATATAGGTATAGTCGGATGATTTGCTCACACAGGTGGGAGAGTTTGAAAGGAAAAAGCCTGCCATATCGGCATATTGTCCTGCCAAAATGTACCCTTTATCATTGAGTAGTTTCAGCTGCTCATTGCTAAGTTCCTCCGCACTTTGCCCAGTAGATATACCCCCGCTGATATAGCGTTTTTTACCCTCATCAGTAAGAGGATAAGTATTGCCTCCTTTGGCATTTTCAGGTTTGTTTTCAATGTCTACAGAACCTAAATTTTCACTCACGTTGCGCACCGATAACATACCCAAAGCACTACCTACACTGGCGTGGTACTTGTAAGCCTCATCTATAGAGGCAATTCCCCTATCTTGTGCAATCACTACCGATACTTGTGGAGCGTTTTTTTCTTTCAGGTCAGCAAAGTTATTCACCGCTAAACCATCTTTTCCTTTGCCCTCTACAAGCACAAAGTCTATCAATATACCATCAGGTTTTACTGCTTCTACGATTTGGGTTTGTAACTCTTCTACATCGCTGGCAATAGAGGAAAGGTCATTGGTAAAGCCAAAGAGTCCTACCCCTTTTACCTGCTTGTTGGCACGGATAGCTTTTACTATCTGTGCTGTACTATCTTGCATTTTACCTACTGCTACTGGTAGGAAAATGATATGGCTTTCGGGGGCTAAGCGGAA